AACAACACCGTTCCGTTGGCGCCAACCGCAAGGTTGTCGTACGTCGAGGTGCCCGTCCCGACCAACAAGTCGCCCTTTGCCTCAAAGTTGTTCGTTATCGCCGATGCCGGGGCCGCTCCTATCTCCACCCACACGGATCCCGCTCCGAAGTAGACGAACGTCCCGCCCGTATCGGAATTGAACCAAATCTGGCCGTTTATGGGATTGGATGGGGTTGTATCGCCGACGATCGCGGCCATGCCCGAGGCACCGATTTCAATCCACTGTCCGTCGTAATAGGCAAAAGTCTGGGCGGTGTCGGAGTCAAACCACATGTCGCCTTCGGTGGGGCTGGCAGGGGCGACAGCGCTTACGTGTAACCGAGCGCCTGCGCTAACCGCACCTATCTCGATCCATGATGAGTCGTAATAGACGAAGGTCTGGGTGGTGTTCGAGTTGAACCAGAGATCTCCTTCGGCGGGTTCAGCTGGCGCCGTGGAGTCAACCGTCACGCTCGCTCCACCACCTGAGCCCGATCCGCCGGCGGAAAAATACGAGCCGACCTCAATCCACGAGGAGTCGAAGTATATGTAGGTCTTGGCTATGGTCGTATCAAACCAAAGATCCCCCTCGGTCGGACTGGTCGGTGGGGTTTCTGACGTGGTTATGGAGACTCCGTTGCCAGTCGATGCCCCTATTTCAACCCAGTATGAGTCGTATTTGACGTAGGTCTTGGCCGTGGACGAGTCAAACCAGAGAGTTCCGTTCTCGGCTATCGCCGGCGGGGTCGTGGAAACCTCTGCCGCCCCCGATCCGAACTGTATGAAGTTGGTTCCGTCGTTCGTGAACTCCCACTTGTCCAACGCCTCGTTGTAGCGAAGATACACGTTTGGCTGAGTTCCTCGTTCGATCTCGATGCCTGCGTCGGCCACTGGGGAAGCCGACACGTTTGAGTTCAGGGTGACGAAATTGTCCTCCACCAACAGATCCACGGTGTTGAGCGTCGTCGTCGTTCCGTTCACCAAAAGGTCGCCGTTGAGTGTCAGGTTTTGGAAAGTGACCGAGGCGCTGGTCGATACGTCTTGACCTATAGATACAGTAGGAGTGGCGGATTCGCCCGAATTATCGGCGATGGTTACGCCGGTTCCGGCGACGAGGTTCTGCACGTACGCACCCGTCGTGTCCGTTCCTAGCGCCACTGCGTTCGGTTGTATGACGGCGTTGATAGTCACGTTCGATGAGCCGTCGAACGAGGCGGATCCGGAAACGTCGCCCGACAACCCTATTGCTCTGGCCGTTTGCAAAGTCGTTGCGGTGGTGGCGTTACCACTTAGATTGCCCGTCACGTTTCCGAGCACGTTGCCACTTATCGGAGCATTCACGTGCCCGAACGAAACGGATGCCGTGGTGGACACGTCCTGCCCTATCGCTATCGTCGGATTTGCGCCCTCTCCCGAGTTGTCCGTGATCGTGACTCCGGTACCGGCAACCAAGCTTTCGACGTAGTCCCCCACCGTGTCCGTGGTCAGGTCAACGCTGTCGTTTACCCAAGCGGACCCGTTGTGTTTGAGGAACTGACCGACGGATAGGGAAGTGATCGTTACGTCGCCGATGTTGTTCAGGTACTGAACGGACGCACTTATTACCGGTTGAGATGATTCGCCAGAATTGTTGGTGATTACTATGTCTGTTCCGGCTACCAAATTTTGCACGTACGAGCCGCTCGTATCGGTCCCCAAGTCGATCGTGTCGTTGACCCAATTGGCTCCGTTCCATTTCAAATACTGCCCGGCGAGCTCTCCGGCTATTAGTACGTCACCGACGTCCTTCAGCGTGTCGATTTGGAAGTCCCCGGCCGCTCCCACTTCGATCCATGCGCCGTCGTACCAAATAAAAGTCGCCCCGGTGTCAGACTCAAACCAAAGATCCCCTTGGCCCGGCGACGCCGGTGCGGTATCGCTAACGGTTACGGATGCTCCGCCACCCCCGCCACCTCCGCCACCTCCGCCACCCACCTCTATCCAGGATGAGTCGTAATACACGAGCATCGATGTCGTCTCGGAGTTGTACCAAAGATCGCCTTGCTCTGGCGATGCGGGAGCCGTAGTGGACACGGTTACCGTCGCTCCACCCCCGCCCTCTCCCGGGACCCATGCCGTCCCGTTCCACGTGAGGGATTGGCCGACTGCCGGAGCCGATGCCGAGACGTTGGATATGTCGTCCAATACGACCGTCGTCATGGCCGCGGAATGATCGTGAGAATCGTGCCTCGAAACGTTCAGGTACTGGAGGTGATCGTCGTCCGCCAGGCCGGTCATCGAGCCGTGGTCGGAAACCGGAGTGGTCGGTATTGAATCGCCCGATGATATGACCCTTCTCAAATCGTAAAGTCCGGCGAGAATCGTCTTTCTGGCGTTGGAGAAGGTCTGGCTGTACTGGTAGACGGCTTTATACAGAGGTCTAAATTCGAATATGGGGAAATCCGTGAGCGTAAGCTCGTCCCACGTCGCGGCTTCCGCTTCTCCTATGTTCAGGTACTCGTCCTGACCCATGATCGCCAGTATCGGTTCGTTCAAATTGTTGGTTGCGACCACCCACGAAATGACGAACTTGTTGTTGTCGACTTGGGTTGTAGTCCAGTTGGGGGCGCTGTAGGAGTTGTAGAGGGGTGAACTAGCCCCCTGCTTGAACGCATACTCGGTTGCAGAATCCTTTACCCACGAAGAGTTTGACCTGTAGAAGACGGGTATTTCGGCATTCCCTTGGATTCTCTGTTGCCAGGTGTTCGGCGTAGGCGTTTCGGCGTGGACGATGTCGACCTGAAGGTCCTCGTCGAAGAACGTTCCGTTCGCCAAGTCGAATTTTGCATGCGAGTCGGAGCTTCCGTCGCCGGTCGTGGTGTAATTGTTGGCTTCGAAACCGCCCGCTATCGCAGCGCCGCGCGTTCTGTGCAAATACTCGTGCGTTTGCCAATCAAGAGTGACGCCGTGTCGCTCGTCCGCCAGAAAGTACGCCTTGTTGTCGTCGGCGTTCCAGTAGATGTAGGCGGTTGGGGTGTCCTCGTCCCAGGTGAAATACGTTGTCTTGTAGTCCAGGGCGCCGGAGGAATTGAAGTAGATGTAATAGAGACCGGAGGTGTCGGGAATGGTCACCGTTTGCTGGGTGTTTTTTATGAATCTCTTCCCTACGCACCACACCGTGAAAGATGCACCGACCGGGGCGATGGTGAATACGCGCGTTGATTCGTCGAACGATATGACGCTGTCTGCCTTGTTCTCGTGCCCTATGGGCTCGGAACTCGGGAACGTGGACGGAACCCACTCGCTCCCGTTGAATTGCAGTATTTCTCCGTTCTCTGCGCCGGCCGTATTGACGTCGGTGAGTTCGTCGAGGGTGGCGGCGAACTGCACAGATCCGGAGACCCATGCCGAGGCGCTCTGGGAGTACTTGAGGAAGTCTCCGTCGCTCGGCGCGACGGTCAAGTCGACGTCGGTGAGGTCGTTGAGCGACAGGCTCGGCTTTACCTCAATCCATTCCCCGCCGGAACGAATGTAAAGACTGTCGTTTAATGAGTCAACCGCTAACGCCCCATCTGGCATGATCGCATTGGGGACTCCGTTGGTTACGAGGGTTACGACTCCACCGGTCGCCTTAAGAACATCGTCGGTGGTTAGTGTGTCGACGGCACTTCTGTAAAGGGTTACATCTCCGGTTGCGGCACCGCTAGACCATGTAATTCGTCCGCCCGCATCTATGCGTATGCGCGCATAGGGGTCTGTTGTTACGCGAGCGGATATGGCCTCGTCGCTCGGATTGGCGAATTCCACTCCACGAAGTGGATTACCTACAAATTTTGTCATGAATACAGCCTCAACTGTCTTCTAGTCGTCGTTCGCGCCCCTCGAGGCGCTATGGATTAACCAGTTATGACGACAGTATACGCGTTGGTTGCTGGGGGTACGGAGAACGAGACGGTAACTGTATTTGTATTCGTTCTCACAACATCGGCGATGACCGTGTCGTAGCTGGTGGAGTCGTACACTTCGACAAGAACCGCTCTAGTGTTGAAGTTGTGTACGATTGCGAAGCTTTCAGCAGAACCATTGCCCACTGTTTGATGTGTGACTCTGGCAAGAGTCGGTGCGACAGCTGGCGTATAGCCGAGTGCTGGAGTATCCGCAGCAAGACTCGTTCTTGCAGTTGACTCTGTCGTAGCGCCGGTACCGCCCTGGTCGACCGGTAGCGTTCCGGTCGTATCGTCTGAGCCTTGGCCCAGGTCGATTACGTTGCGACTGAGGACTCCGCTCGTGTAGGTGAGTCCGTCTCCGGCGATGTTGCTGTTGATCCTGAGTCCGCCGTTTGACTTGGCCAAACCGCTGTAACTCGAGTCGATCTTGACTTCTAGATTGTCGTCGACGATTTCCACGGCCCCTGATGCGGCCACGTTTACGGACAGGACTCCCGGACTTAGCGGATCCCACCCGAGGCCAACGCCGGCGGCGCCGGATGCGATTCTCAGCGTGTCGGAACTGATCTCTATTCCGACGTTGTCCACGTTGACGGAAAGAACGTCCCCCGTCTTGGAGAGACCGGCTCCAGCGAGGATGTTGCCGGCAACCGAGAAGAGCGAGAATTCGAGTGGCGTTACGCCGACATTGATGTTTCCGTTGGTGATCAACACCCAGCCGGAGTCTGCGTTAACCGTTCCTTGTTCGACGAACGTGAACAGTCCCGGGGTGACTTGATAGTTCTCTGCTGCGTCCGGAGCCCTCGTCGGTGCACCGGTGGCTGCAACTATGTAAATTCCGTTATCTTCGGCGTTGCTCTGATTCTTGATGAGAATTCTGTCGCCGGCGACCAGCGTGTATCCGTCCACCACTTGCCCCGCGGCGAACGCCGTGGACATCGCTCCTTCTTCGACGGTGGCGATCTTTACGGAGGCTTTTACGTCCAGTCCGGTTCTCGCCGAGTCGACGTAGCTCTTGTTTGCGACGTCCAACCCTTGGACCGGTGTCGCTGCCTGGAAGGTGCCGGTGACGGAACGCATGACGAGCGTTCCGACGCTGTCGTTGGCCGTCGCATTGTCCAATTTTGCTTTGTCGGAGGCGGACATGACTCCCGCGCTCGCGGTTGTGACGAGGTTTGGCGTGAGTGTTATTAATCCGTTCGATTCGGATACCGAAAGAGCGGATGCAGCCGATCCAGAGTTGGAGATTGATACCCCGCTGAGCATCTTTCGCCATATGGATGCTGTGTCGTCCCAAACCTTGATCGTTCCCTCGGTGGAGTTGAAGATCATCCGACCGTCAAAATCACCGTCCGGCGGATCGAATGCGAGGACCTCAAACGTGCCGTTGATCAGCTGGTTCTGATTGAGATTTAGATTTGTGACAAACCTTTGTGCCATTATTCCCGCCTCATGTCAGATAGGCGTAACCGGAGAACGCCGATGAAAAGTTTACTACAACCTGAGAAGTGCTGTTGTAGGTGACGTCACCAACTACCACAGTTCTTGCGCTATCGACGACCATGACTGACGGATAACCGCCGAGGGTGTGGTTTATGGTCCAGGTACTTGACACCGCACCTTGCGTATGGACGTGCCTGCGGGTATTGCCGCCGTTGGCGGCCAGTCGCACGACCACCTGGTTCGGCGCGTCTTGGTTGACTATTACCTGATTCGGGGTGTCCTCGTTTACGATTACGTTGTTCGGGACGTTGCTCATCTAGTGACCTCTGGAGAGAGGGTCACCGTACCCTGGAGGATTCTGGAAACGGTCCCATCAGGGCTTTGTATTTCAAGGTCGTAGACGCCGCTGGTGCTTATTGATGCGGTGACGGCGTCCGACATGGAGATGAGTATCTGATTGTCTGGATCCGAGGGATTCACCGTCAAGCCACCGTTCTCGGTGGTCAGACTGACCAGAGTGGCAGAAGAATCAATTGTTCTGCGAATTTGCATTCTGGCGGTGTACCCCTCTATGTTGATGGGCACGAAGGTTTCGCCGGTTGGGTCCGCCAAGAGATCGGGCTCTTCCAGCTCTATGAGGCGAGTAAAGGTTGAGCCCTGTTCGCACGTGAAATTGTAGGTACCGGCTCGCATCGTTCAAATCCTCCAAAACCCTGAAGGAAATTGTAGATTACGGGAGCCGTCGGCTACGGCAGGAATCAGACGATGCTCGGTGAATCTTTGTCCGGACCGACCTTCTTGAGACCGAAACTCATTGCGAGCGAGGCGACGACGGCCACGGCGGCGACCTTCAGGTTGTCCTGATTGGTTATCGCATCGAAGTCCGAGCCCGCCACGACCCAGGCTCCGAGCCAGGCCTGAACGAACGTCTTGACCGCTCTTTCGGCGGTCTGCTTGAGGTGATTTGTCATATGGGTTATACCTCCCCTTCATCCCCAGTATCCCGGATTTCCCATTTGCCGGACGCGACCATGTCGGAAGCGGCCCTGAGCATTCCGTCGGCCAACCATGGCGTCATGTTCTCCGACACCGATATCGCTATATCGGTTGATTCGGTGCCGGTTATTTCGGCGACAACTACGAAATTCGTGATCATGCTCCCGGGCATGAGATTTTTGGTCATCTCAAGAAAAGTGCTCTTGACGAAATCTTCGTAGCTACCTTCCATTTGACCTCCTCATGTCATCCTGTGAGTGACTTTTACGCCTATCGGTTTTGCGTACGATATGGCCTCTTTGACGACCACGGAGGGCTCTCCTATCAACTCCTGCGCTCCTCCGTATGTTTGGTCCCACGGAGTCTCTACGAGAATCGTGAACGGACCTTCGTGTTGCGGGGTTACGGTCACCTGTTTGGCGCCGATCATAACTCTCTTGGTCGCCTCTTTTATCGCCTGCATCGATCCGGCATTTATGCCGAAATAGCCGTATTGAGCCTGCCACCTCAAGAAATCGGCAACGACGTCAACCGTTGCCTCCGGTGGTTCGAGAACGGCGGTGGAGGAGAACCTGAGGGTGTTTGCGCTGTTTAGGGCAGAAGAGTCGAGTATGAACGGATCGGAAGGATCAAGAGAGGAGCTCAATTTCGATATGGGTTGGGTTCCTGCGAACTGGGCGAGCCAACGAGCCTCAACCAAGCTTGTCTCGCTGGGCCAAACCAAGTTGCTGAGAGTGGATGGGTCGGATTCGTCCCTGCCGTCCTCTATGGTGAAAAAACGGTAATCGCGCAGAGCCTTTGCGGCCACGTCGAACCCGCTGTACATGACGTCCGCGAACCTGCTGAGCGCCGCCGGTGGGGAGGACTGCATTGTCCCCTCGAACATGACCTCGGGTATGTTCGGGATGATGCTTCTCATCGCCTCCGAGTAGTACATGTGATCCATCGTTCCGATGATTACGGGATTGGCGAACCACACCTCGGTATTCGCCGTGTAGGGATTGAATCTGATTTCTATGTCGATTCTCGGCGATTGAAGATTGCCCTTGAAAACCCTGAGCGGCGTCGTTCTGTACGCCTTCCATGAGCTGTCTCCGAGCCCGGACGAACCCTCGCTCGGCGTGGTTTGCTCCACCTCGAATTCGCTGATTACCTCTCCTATGACAATCGACGTCGTGTCGTATATGGAAACTTGTATTTGGCCTCCACCGGGCATTTTCGCATAAAAAGAAAGCTCCATGAATTCGTCGTCGTCGTCCGGCTTCAGGAACAAAGCGTCAAATGCGAGAGTTATCTCAGGTGCGGAATTTGATCTTATTAATCGAAGCTGACCGTAGGAGTGGTCCGGGCCGAACTCCGAATCAGCCAAGTCAATTACCGACGCCCCCTGAACGCTCCACTTTCCGGTGAAAGTATTGTTTATTCCTGGAACGCCTACGGTCCTAAGAGTCGCGCCATCCCCTCCCAGCCTGTTTTGTACGGCGTATTCAAAATGGCTCACAGCGTGATTACCTCAACGCTTGCCCTGGGGAGCATGCCAGCATAAAGAGCCCTATACCCGGTCACTTGGCTACCACCGGTTATTATCGACTGAACCAGATGTTGATTTCCGGTGAATGAGTTCGGGTAGGTGGGTATGACCGAATTTATTTCCGACACGAAATCAACGCCCTCGACGTTGGATGCTGCCGCGACTATTTCGTAGACCCTCACCACATCCGTAAAATCTGGCCATACGTCCGGGGACACAAGCGATTCAATCGCCTGCTTCACCGCCTCTCCGACCGAAGTTCCGCTGTAGCCAGGGCTCACGCCGACCGTGAGAGTGAAGTCGATATCGTACGTCCACGCATCCAAGACCGTCAGCTTGAGACCGGCTGGAACTCTCTCGATGACGTCCGCTTCAATCTGCGTTCTTACGCTGCGCCCCAAAGGCAACCCGAAGTCACCGCATACGAACACGACGAAGTGGCCAGGCTCCTCGTTGTTGGACATGTACGAAAGAAGCAGCGAGTCCAACATGACAACGTCGCAGTGCGGAGCAGAAGCTGTTGCCGTGGCTCCGTCGACGTAGCTCATCACGAATGTTGATGGATTTATCGTTAGCGAATTGTCCGTTACTTTGAAGGTTCCGGAGCGCATGAAATGGGTGCTGTTTCCGTAGAACTGTGGCGTTATCACCCTGTACACCGTTCCCGGCTGGGCGGATGCGGACGCGTAAAAAGCCGAAGAGGTTGTTATCAGGGCGTCGGTGCCTGAGTGCGATGCGTTTGTGGACGCCGATAAGTCGGCTCTGTATTCGGTCGCCTTGGAAAGGTCGTATACCTTTACCCTCGTGACAGTCGGATAAGCCCTGAGTATGTAGTTTTCAATTTGTTTCGCCGTATTCAGCGTGGCGCTCATTGATTGGAGATAGGTGGTGGCGCGATTGAGGAAATCCGTATCGCTTTCACTGGATGCTCCCTGAACTATCTCGTCGGTTGTTTCACACGTGAAAACAACTGTGCTCGGTGCATTGGGAACGAGCTGGGTGCCCACGGAAAAACTGGGTATCGGGCCCGAAGTGAGGCACCTCAGGGTCGCCGAAACGGTCGTTTCCCCTGTGGCTGCCGTAACGGGCTCTTCTAGTTGGAAACCGAATTGGAGCGTCTGAGTGCCGTCAAAATAATCGTATGTATAAACGGTATTTTCCTCAACCGTGTCGCCGGCGGCGAACAAAGTGAACTCAACGTCGACGGTCGCGGAGGTCGCCTCGTTTCTGTTTATTCCGATGACTCGCAACAAACCTTCCATCAATTGATCGGGGAGCCTATTTATCGCACCCATGGCCGCGGCGCCGACGTATGCGCCGGCCTGGATCAAAGCGTCTTCGATGGTTCCCGGGCGCACCTCCAATTCCGGCAAAGCGGATCTGGCGTAGGCGACGGCGTTGTTGTACAGCGTTGATGGCTGGAGGTCGAATTCCGTGAGATCTATGTATTCGCTGAAATCAGGAGATGGCATCTTCGACCTCGTAATCGACGTTTATTGACCTTGTTCCGTCCTTGTTCGCATTTCCTGCGGTGATCGACGTTACGGCTATTTCTGGCCAAAAATTGGTCAGGGTGGCTCTTAGTCCGATTGGTTCGCCGACGTCAAACGTGGGATCCTCGGTGCCGAAATTCGGATCCAACACCAACTGCCCGGGGTTCACCTTCATGGCGATGTAAATCGCCTGGTCGTAGAACTCTTTGCTATTTTCGTAAGAATAGTTGACACCACCGAACGAATTGATGGAGAATGGGTGCTTCATCGTCGGCATGCGTCTATTTTGCCATCTCAGTGACTGTGTGGGTGATTGTGCGACGACGGGGCGAAGTTGGCGGACACCCAGCTCTCCAGTTGGGCCTTGAGCTCGAGGATTTCGTCGTCCACGTACTTCTTCGTAGCCGCGTCCTGGGGCTCCTGCGGATCGTCAACCTCGACGAGTCTGTAGTTCTTGCTTTGTGTTCCGAAAACGACCATCTCGGACCGCTTGCCGTCTATGAATCCGACCATGACCAAATCACCCTGTCTAGGCTTCTTGGAAAACACCTTGCAGGGTCCGAAAGTCTGGTTCGGAGAGAGGGTCGGCACGTTGACGTACACGCCACCGCTCACCCTGACGACTTGACCTATGTGCACCGTGTTGGGTCTGAGCGTGGCCTGAGACGCCTTTGAGTTGTTGGTTACCTCGAACCTTGGTCTACTGGCGAACATGTCTAGCTCTCCGTTTTCGGTTTGTCTTGGTTTTGCGGTTTCTCCGGAGTCTGGAAATTTATCTCCGCGGGTGCAGGGCTAAATTCGTCGAAGCTCACGTCGGAGACCAGGTAGCCGCCCAAAAAATGCTCGGGAACCGTGGTCAAAAACACCGTATGGCCAGGTCTAATAAGTTTACCGTTGGGTGACATAACGGAACAGGAACCCGAACCTTCCAATCCGTCGTTCTCGGAACGTCTTACCGTCGGCCAGGTCGTCAGCTCGAAAACTCCGTTGTCGACAACGGTGTCCTGACCCGCATACCCGTCCCTGGCGATTGATTGCCGTGTTGCGCCATTGTTTGGCTGACTCGGGTCGTACCTGAGGTCCAAGAAATACTGGGTGATTTCCTTCGGCTTGCCCGACACAATCTTCGTCTTTTTTCTGTTGCTGAGTCCAAACTTCCAAAGCAACCACTGCATTGATCCGTACACTAGGACTCCGTCAATTTCATACACGACGTACTGATTGTCCCCGGCGACGCTCTGCAAAACAGTCCAAACCGACTCGTCCGTACTGCTGCCTTTGCTCTTGAAAATCGCCTGTTGTTTGTTCGATTTCTCGCCTACGAAATTCCACCCAACCCTTTGCGCGACGCGACGCGCGTATTCGTAGCCGTTGGTGCCTCCGATTGCCTCTGGCTTTTTGTCGCGCTTGAGATCCTGAACCGCTTTCGGCCAAAATTGAACGCTAACCTCCGGTGAACCGCCGGGTCCTGGTCTCGTCTCGGTGGCGCCGACCTCAAACTGAAAACCCCTATAAGTGTATTCCCTCCTCAAGTCAAAATATCTATTTGACGTGAGTCTGTAGCCCTCGTCAAAAAACGTCGCCGTTAGCTCGGTGTGCAAGTTCATTGAGTAGCTGACCGAAAGACTTCTCAAGCGCGCGGAGAGGAAATTTTGCTCCTCCCTAGGTAGGCCGGTAATTGAAAATATGTCGGTTATGAAGGACGATCCACTCAGGTCCAAAAACGACGAACTGGTGTCGTAATCTTCGGCGTCGTATATTTTCGTCTTCGGGTCGGGCGTGTTTTTGACTCGTTCGTTTTCTTTTCTGCTCAACAAAGCGGCGTAGTCATCGGCGAGGTATTTGAGACCCAAGACCCTTCCGTTGGCGTTTTTGATTTGGCGGGTGGCAGTGGTGAAAATCCCCAAGTGACGCGCATCGTTCTCGAACTTTGCGAGTGCCTGCTGAATCGTCAAAATTGAATTTCCGTCGTCCGATATTGACGGGACGACCACCATGACCTTGGAGTCGAATTTGCTCAAGCTCAACGGGCCCAGCGTTACCGTGTAAACGGTCGCCCACTCGAAGTCCTTGGTGGCGGCGGGGTTTATTTTCTTTGTTTTGGTGTCTATTTTCACCGCTCGTCTGGCGGCAAGATTTATGTTGCCGTACTCAAGCGGCTCTATCGGCGCTTCCGGAGGTACGGGGTAACCCGTATAGATGGGCGTTGGCATATTTTAGTTTTTTCCGGTTTTTACGAAGGCCTTCATGACGTGGTCGATCACCGTTGCCGGCCTGTACGTCTTGGTTCCCGGCAGCGAAATCGCCGACAGAACGGCACTCGCTCCCTTTTGTTCTATCAATTTATTGAGCGTGTCTTTTTCGGCATTGGTTATCGTGTATTTATCGGCGATCTTGGTTCTGAATTTGGACCAGACGCTCTCGGCGGTAGCGGTCGTCTCCTTGTCCTTGTCCGCCCCACCGCCACCGGTTCCCTTCGGAACCCTGTAGCTGAATTTCGGCAAAAGGATGAACCTCTCCAGCCTGTCGGTGCTCTCCGTCAACGACATGGATGCGGTCGCCTGAACCGTCCTTCCTATCTCATCCGTTCTGGCGATGCTCAGCGAGAATGCGTTTATTTTCCAAGCTCCGCCCAGACTGTCATGGACGTTCGAAAAGATGACCGGTGTGTCGCTTGCCGCGATGTCCCTAAGAACCGCTATCTCCGCCTCAACCGGCGTAAAAATTCCGTCCAATGGGCGAGCTACAACGAACTCTATGGAAACCTTGTTGAGTTGCGCTCCGGACGTGTCCAAGAGGGGTAGCGACAAAGGTCTCGGTAGCTCCTCGTACCCGACGGACGCCATTTCGTGCTGAAAGCTGCTGATCGCATGGGGGAAGAAGAACTTGAGGGGCTGTCTGTCCGGTTTATCCGGATACAGCTGCTGCATGATCCTCGTCAGCGCCACGCCGCCGTTGGCCGGAGCGGAGAGCGTAGGCGTAGCGATTCTCCCTGAGGAATCGAAGGGAATGGAGACGGTCAGCGACTTTCTACCTACGAGTGGCATCTCACGACCTCTCCCTGTAGCTTCTCTCGTATTCTGCGAGCGTGGCGACGACCTGCTTGGCTATGACGGTTTCGGATTGTCCAGCGGCTCCGTAGACGTTCACCGTGACGTTCTGGGTCATTCCTGATGCGGCCTCCGAGTTGACTCCGCCGGCCCTGCTGGTCCTGGTGCCACCGATGGGTGGTACGACGTGTAGATGGCGACTTCCGCCCCTGCCGTGGAATTCGGCGAATCCGCCCGCTTTTGCGACGAGTTGCTGATACTGACCTAGATTTTGGCCTACCAGGTCGTACGCCCTTCCGGCGGCGTGATCCGAGCTCATTGAGCCGAGATTGTCGAATCTCAAAGAACTCGTAACGCTCCTCTTTCCCGTCAGCATTGAGTTGAAGCGTGAGTGCGCGGCCATGGTGCCTCGCAGAGCCCTGCTAGTGGTTGTGTCCCCCACGGCCCCCCTTCTACTCGACCTCGTATCGCCGCTGATGGTCAACTTTCCGTCTTTCCACTCCCACTTGCTGTTGAGCATTTGGTTCCACCACGCCGGCGCGTTCTCGTAAAGTTCCTGCCTGCTGTCGAACGCGGTGGCGATCGCATTGCCTATTTCGGTAATGCTCCCCTTCATGATCTCGACTGTTCCCTCGATCTGGTAGACGGCGCTGGTTTCCAGTGCGAACAAGTCGCTTCCCCTGCGACCGGCGTCCCCGACTTCGCTACGGGAGGTTATGTAGGTGGCCAGAGCGCGACCGGCCCCACCCAGCTGAGCTATCCGATCCGTGTCGATGCTCATGCTCTTGCCGTTGCGCTTTACGAAGTTTCCTGTTGACAGGCCCTCCAGGAGTATCTTCTTTTCCTGAGAGGAATATTGATCGCTACTTATGATGCTGCTGATGGCGCTTTGCAGGGCTGTGCCAGCTCCGGCATTGGCGAAGACGGCATTCGACTCGAGGAGAGCGCCGGTGAATTGCTGGGCTCCGAGTTTTGATACACCGCTACGCAACGTGTTGTAAGCGGTTATCGCCTGCTCCTGCGCTCCGGACTTCTTGAACGCCGCCAAGGTTGCCGCGGACATATCCCCGGACTGGAACTTTCCTTTGCTGAAGTCCTTCAACGCCTGCATGTAGGCCATCGGATCGTCGGCCATGTTCATCGCGAAGAACTGTTGTTGCGTCCTTGCGAAGTCGGCAAAGTCCTCCAGTGATGCGGCCGAACCCGCTTGAACCAATGCGTTGTAGGAGGCGTCGACTGCCTGCATCGATTGACGTTTCGCTATTTCTTTATCGAACACCGTCAGGGCCTCAACCGCCAGGTCCCTGATCGCTATGTTCATTTCGGCGACGGTTTTTCTGGTCACCATGCCGAGCTCCCCGACGATGCCGGTCAGATTTTTCATCGGGTCGGCCAGATTCACGTTGAGCTTCGACGCAAGTTGCATGATTTCTTGCTCGGTTTTGCCTGTCAATGCGACCAACTGGTTGACCACGAATTGACCGCGTTTGGCCATTATGTCGGCGACTTGACCCCTACCAAGAACCATGTTCTCCGGAATGGACAACTTGCCCCTGACGCCACCGGTGAAGAATTGCTCGGCGGCGAGCATTGACGGATCGTTTATCGCCCCGGTCGACTTGTTGTATCCGAGGTAATCCTTGCCCAGTGTGTCTATCAACGCTTGGCGCGTTTTGTTGGCGTTATTGGATCTGTCTCCGGCGATTTTCTTCATTGCGTCGTACTCTTCTTTGGACATCACGCCCATCTTGTACAGACGATCTATGAAGGCGACTTGCTGATCTCCCTGCGAGAGGATGTATCGCTGGGCGTCGCCGGGTTTTGCGTTCCTTACGCCGGCCGAGTAGCTGTATGAGGGCAATCCTGCGCCCATCAGGGCTTCTCTGTCCTTCCTCAGCTGCGCCTCCATGGCTCGGAATCCACCAGGGCCCCTCTTCACGATCCTTCCTGTTTGCGGATCCACCCCCGCTCCGAGCATCGTCGCAACGGCCCTTCCCACGAGCCTGTTTCCGACGTCTTTTCCGATTTTGCTGGCCGCCCTCTCGCGGTTGCCCTGCGCCCTGAATGCACCTACTATCCCGCCAACGAGAGCGGATCCGGCGAGTATCGCGGCTTTAGCCATCGGGCCGGCAGGACCGAAAACAGGTGCGAGCATGTCGCTGACTGTCTTGCCGACGGCCATTCCGGCCATGGCGCCTCCGAGCGCTGCCTTCCCAGTGCTCGTAGAGCCCATGAGTCCTGCTCCACCGGCTATGAGCATTCCTCTCGTGCCGAACATGGCGCCGAGACCAAGGGCGTTTTCCGCTCCCTTCCTGAAGTCCGCATCGCCTATCTTCCCTGTCACTCCGCTTGACAGGACCATTCCGCCGAGCAGTCCCATCATCGGGTTGAACATTCCTCGCATGGACGCTTGCGCCGCCTCGCCAACTCCGGCGAATCTTCCGCCGATATTCGCTCTTGCGTGCGCTCTTGCGAACGCCCTATACGACTTGGCGTCGCCTTCCTGGAATCTGCCGCGACCGTTTTTTTCCGTCGCCACGAACTCCTTGTAGGCGCGATTCAGAGCCTGACCCTGCTTGGTTCTCATCTTGGTCATAGCCTTCATTTGTTCGCCGTAATCTCGACCACCGAACGCCTTAAGGCTCGCCACGCGACCACGACTCTGGTCGTCCCTGAACAAACTCCCAACTCCTTG